AACCATTTTCAGATCGAATTGGTCCGCTAAAGGTTGATTTACCCATTAGAAAATCTCCTGTCTTGGGTTAATGTCTACCGAATGGTAGTCAGGAATAAAAGTAAGGGCGTGAATTAAGTCGATCATTTAAGGGCGTGTGACAAATCAGCCCCCCATTACAAAGCTTACGCGCCTGGAGTCCCCCATACACCGCGTGGATCTGTCCAACCAAATGAATAACGCTCGTAGAACTTAGCTTTCGCATTGTCCGTATCGAAGTCATTATCTTTAGTGAACTGGGCAGCAATCCGGCTATAGTGCTTCAAGCCTTCTGGGCAATTGGTCTTAATAAACCATGCATCACTGTCAGTTAGATAATGGTTAATCGCAATACCAGAAGGCAGTAAGCCTTTTGACTTAATCGCGTTAATATCATTATCAGCTGTACCAACTCGTAAACTTGTATTAAGAATACGTGTTGCCTCGAACTGCAACGCAGTAGGAATCATCAGCTTTTGACCCTGAATACTGATTTTTAAGTTTTTACCATTTTTGGCATCAGATATCTGAATAAGCATATCCTCCAAAGATGCTTCACTTAAATCAGCGGCAACCGCCAATATATTTGACCAAGTACCACCCACGTCATCAGTATGCGCAGATGAAAATAGCTCTACGCCATCACCGCCTGCATACACACTATTGAATCCGCGATTCAGCACATTAGCGCCAACATTCTCTTTAGTCTGACGACCAGAAAACGCCAACGCTTTAACGCGAGTCTTGGATGACTTCATGTATAAATTATCATCCATTTCTTCACGGGTAACGATGTAGCCCAGAGAATACGCGACGTTTGTATAACGCGAAGTGTAGCCCTGCGTTTCAGAATCGTACGTAGTTGAGTTACCTTCAGCCTTTACCGGAGCAAGACCAAAGCCTGTAATATGAACATCTTCCTCATAGGATTGCGTCGAATTTTCTGGACTACCAAAAATATCCACACACTCCAATGGATGCTCACCATATTCCCGCCCCCAGATAGCCTTAATCCCAGGCCATAAAAGTTTGGGATGATTACCACTTGTAATAACAGCCATAAATTATCCCCTTATATGCCCAAGATGCCGCTACCAGTAGTGGTAACGCCGTGTGCGTACATATGCAACGCAATCAATACCTCAACCTTCGCATGCGTTAACGTTGTATCGTTATCATCACGATTAGCCGCTTGAAGTATTACCAATTGAAATGTTGCATCAGCAGCTGGTGACTCTGATGTTGTATCTAGCTCAACACCTGAAAGACCACTTGCCGTTGAACCTGAATGAGTAAAAATCAAGTTACCATTCAGCCCCATGCTTGCCGCCGCCACTGCGCCATCTGCCTGAACTTCAAAAATCACATCAGGATTGTTGCAAACATAAGCAATACGTTCTGTGCTTGCAGGATTGTATTGATTTTCTAAACCGGAAGTAGGCGATGCTGCAAAACCTACTATTACACCAGCTATCAAATCAGTTGAACCTGCCAATGCTTTTTGCACATTAGGCATTGTTCCAATCCCAAAGCTACCAACACCAGGTAGCGTAACCGCTGCCGTGTTCGAGCCGCCAGCCACTTTGATGACAGGATCACCAATAAAAAGCGCTGTCCCGTAACCCGATGCGATATACATGGGTACTGCCGAACCATTGTAGGGAGACCCATCTTTCATGCGTATTGGGCGTAACCCGAATGGCGAATCTACATTAGCCATACTTAATAACTCCTAGTTGTAGAGGCAATACCCATAAAATCAGTTAATTTTGATTCCATTTTTTGGTACGTATTCCGTTGCTGGGTCTGCCCCTCGTTTAAATTTACCGGTTCTGATCGCCCTATCTGTGTTATCAACTTCAGACTGCTTTGCAGCCTGATCATCGTCATACCATTCTTTTAGAATACGCATAAGATAACGGTTATAAGGTTGACCGGACTCGTCTCGTCCAGCGTATTGCGAAACCATCGATCCAAGGTTTTTATTTTCCTTGCCCGTTGTTCCAACATCTGCGCCTTCTTTTGGTACTAAGGTATAACCACCATCAATTGCCCTGCCTATACGGCCTGGCACGTCGCTTATCCAATGGTAGTGATACTTCGGATCTTGATTAGCTACGATGCCTTTAACTCTTTGCGCACCTAACGGAATCCGTTTTTTTCTATCCTGTTTACTCTTTAACTGTAATTGACTCATAACAACCCCTTTATCCTAAAACGTCTTTTGCGTAAGCTTCGCGATCTTCAACGGAATTCTTAAAAATCCCATCTCGCACGAACGAGCTAAAAGCTGACTTCGCCTCAGCATCCAATGTGTCATAAAGCTTGCCTGACGCTACCTTTGCCTTTTGTGTTCCACCGTCAACCGATGATGGTTTATCTCGGTTTGGGTTTGTGTATTTCTGCCTTACATGCTTTGAAACTTCATCAAGAAAATCCTTGCCCTCAAGTTCTGGGCGCGTACCCCTTAAAAATTTACCGTAACTCTCAGCCTCTTGGTGTTTATCGTAATCAGTCTGATACCAAGAGTTTTCCAACAGCCAATCATCGAACGCTGGATCGTTCGTCTGTTCAGGCGGTTTGTATTCTGGGATATCGTTCTTTGGTGGATCGTTAGATAAGCGCGTATATTCATCCGTGTCGCCGTCCGCTACCGCTTTACGCTTACGGCCTTCATGCTCATCTACTTTTTGACTGTGCAGCTTAGAGCGTATGTCACCGAGATAATCAGAAAATGCCTTGTCTTTCTCAGACTGGCGTTTTTCCAAATTCCTGATTTTTTTATTCAGGATAGGAATCATCATCTCGCCGCGCTCAACAAATTCTTCTGCTGGTCGCCACCTATTGGGATCGCCTTTAAATTGATCTTCAGGCACCCAACCCATTTTTAACGCTCGTTCTTCAGCTGGATTTTCTTCAGGAAGCTTTTGTGCTTCACTCTCTAAATCAATTTCCTCATCAACTACGACTTCGTTGTCGTCATTAACTGTTTCTTCTACTTGTGCATTCATATCCTTAACCCCTTATCGCGGCTAAATCAGTATCATTAATTAAGCGATACATCTTGCCGTCTTCACCCTCTAACATCTGTCCAGCATAAATAGCCCATACAACTCTCGCCCCCGGCATCATTACTTCTAAATCCGAGTCTTCAGAGCTATAGTCGTTAAACGCCGCGTTACCAATATCAACCAAATAACCTTCAGTTACCGCAAGATCATTTTGCTTTATCGTGTCGGACGTTAAAACAATCCCGCCTTCACTTGTGTCATCGATGGTGTCCGGTAATACTAAAACTTTAGTATCAAGCGGAAGAAACCCTGATTCGTTACCGCTGAATTTCTGCTGCTTAGTCCGTATTAGGTCCGATCTCTTTTTCATAATATTCCTCAATATCCTCGTAGGTGATATCACCCATTTCCTGAAATGCTCGTGCTAGTCCTGCGATATACTGCATAGCATGCATATCGTTTGTTGGTATTTCCCCGGCGAAAAAATCCATTAAAATATTTTCACCTTCGTCGTTAGCTCTATCTATCAAATGTTGAAAAAACAACTCTGTGATAGCGCTACTCTGCCACTCCTTGAACTCGTCTCGACTGATTTTCAGCATCACTCATAACCTTTAGTAATTCGCGCTGTTCTTTTAACGTTTCTAATTGTGCTCTATACGCATCAGCCTGAACGCCTTCTTCAGCTGCCTCTGCTTTAGCTAGATTCAATATCGCCTGTGTTTCCTTAACGGCTAAATCTGCGTCCGCTAACATTGCCTTAATACGTAATTCTTCTGCCTTGTTTTGATTCTCTGCTTGGAACTTAGCGGAATCGATTTCAACCTGTGGATCTGGTGGTTGCTCAATCGCATTCGGCCCTTTAGGATCTGGTAACACTGACTCAATATCTGCTATCTCGCCCGCTTCCAGTATTCGCTTCTCTACCTCATAGCCGTTAAACGATGACATTCCGCTCATGGCGTTCTCTTTCACCAGCATGGCCTTAGCAACGCGCTGTTGCGCTGACGCAACGTTTGGATCTGCTGACGGCTTAATATCAGTTGGATCACCAAGATAATCTGTCTGGAAAATTTGCTGATTCTCGCCATCGATAACCTGGTAGTAATCATCGGGGTTTAAGTAGGTGCGATTTAACTTGTATAGCTTTCTGAACTCATCGCGCAGAGCCCGATAAACGCGCTTATGAATTCCAGAAAATACTTTTTGACCTTGCTCTAACGCAGCCATTGCCGTTGTAGCTGGCGTGTTCTGTCCTGGCGTCTTACCCGCCATCATGTCAGTCACACCAGACATGCGTTCACCGTACTCAATCAACAAACCCAATAACTGGAACAATGTTTGTGATGGCTCTTTCGACGGCAACATAAAAATAGACTTACGTAAATCATCGCCAGTCGTTTGAATCTGTTTGAACTCGCCGCCCTTGAATCGATATTCACCACCACGCATACGCGCACCGCGACCAATAAAACCGGACGGCATATTTTGCAGCGTGCCTGCGTCAATAAGCTGGTTGATTAAAGTATTGATAGACTCGGTGATTGGCCCCAGCAGGGAACCAAAACCTAAATCGTAAAAGCCGCCATCAGGCGCTGGGATAAATGTGTACTTAGTAAAATATTGCGTTGGCGTAATCTTGGCGATTCTACCCTTATACATTTGAATATCTTCTTGTGTGAAGCGTGGCACCATTCGACAAAGTTTGCCGGTATCCTTATGCACCGTAATAATATAAGGCTCTTCATAGCCATCGTTATCAAGATCTACCCACGTATGCTGCTCCAACAATTGGTGGGTAGATTCTGAATCAACAGCGTAAATGCCTTGTCTTTCATCAACAGCATCATCCGAATGCTGTACCGCCTCATTTAATTCATGCTCGATATAATAACCAGATCGCATCTTTTCAATGATCTGGTTTTTGTAATACTCCAATACATGCGTAACGCGCTTGGATTGCTCTAATGAGCGGGCGTAGTAATCAACCACAAGATGCTTAGGGAAAACATTAATAGATACGTTGTGTCCCAGCAGTGGATCAAAATACGTCTTTTTAAAGCCGCAACCCATAATCGGTAATGACATAAGTAATTTGTCAAATTCTTCCTCCCAGCTCTCATCTTCCTCTAGCAGCTGATACGACATATGATCGCCAACACGTTTAGCGCGCTCTGCTTTCTCGCCACCAACATCTAGACCGTATGCCTTGCAACGTACGATATCCGTACCGTTGATCATGGCGGGATAAGTGCGACTATTAAACTGTATAGCGCTTATTGTTATTAGCGGGAACTTGACGTTTGACGCACCCTTCCAAGGCGTTGATTTTTCCTTTACAACTTGTAAAGCGAGATCCATTGCATCACGGTTACGATCTTCCCATTCAGATCGAGAGTCAATATCACTATCAAACCCGCTAATAACTTTTTGCGTCAAAGTGTTTTGTTGATCATCATCCAATAACTCTGCTACATTATCAGCAGCTAATATTTTCTCAATTGATGGCATAGGTTAAAGTTTTTCGCAGTAAGGACGATAGTAAGGTATGAAACGTAGAATATTTGAGATTGTATTAGTGGGTTTGGCGTACTTCATTGAACCAGGCATCCTTTTCTTCATTTGGATCATCGAGTTATTGTTTTGGTACGGTAGCTTGAACAGCAAACCCACTAAACGCATTTTTTAGTAAACGCATTTACCGCCCTTCCACTTGCCGCCCATAGCGGCGCAATTGCGTTGCTTGCGCTTAACAATCGCTGAGCCTGCTCTAGAGGCCATTCCTGTGCCCATCATTTCGGGTTTTGGTTTGGGTTTTTTCTTTACAGCCTCTTTACTAATTGCCTTAATCGCTGTTTTTAAAGCACCTTTCTTTTTCTTCTTTGTCGCCATAATTCCCCCTAATATCCTGTGATAGCGCTAGCGCCATGCTCGAAGTACAATTGAATCTCATCGTCCCAGTCTTCATCCTCGATCTCTTGAGGTGTTCTAGCTTCGTTATAGTCATCAATCGTTAAGCCGATATACGCAAACGCATCGAAAAAGTCATCATGCTTTCCCTTCGGGCCAGCTGGCGTAATCGTCATCAACTCTGATTCAAGATCTGGATACCAGTCAGCATTCTTATCGAACCTGACGGCACCCGCTTTCATCATTTTTTGAATTGATCGACCGCGAGTTGTTTTAGATTTAGAGGGGGTTTTCTTAACGATATTGATGAACTGGCCAGTGCGTAACATTTCACGATTAAGTGATGGGCCAATCGCTTTATCAATCTTCTCAGTCTCAAACGTAAATATTTCTGGATTCCAACGACGCTGTATTGAAATCAATTCCGATATAATTTCATCAGCATCAAATCGACCCCGACGTATATCAAGAACATGTAAGACGCCCTTAGCATCCATACCGGCAACCATCATCACCGTGTAATCCGCTTTCTCTTTTTCTGAGATAGCGAAATCAGCCGCCGCGAAATAAACAAACTCCTTTTTGTAATCTGGGTCATCCATTTCGATGAAATCCTGCCTACGGAAATAGGTGTTACCTTCAATAACGGGATTGTTTAAATACTCTTGCGCGTAACCTTCTAAGTTACCTTGCTCGATATAGCCTTGACGAATTAGCTCTAAGCGCTCACGCGGGAATTTTTCAGGCCATAACAATTCAGTAAAATCATTATTATGTGCAGCCCATAAATCACTACGCCAGGTCTTATCAGACAACAACCGGTTTAACATGGAGTCAAGATGTAAGATCGTGCCGACCATGCGATAAATACAGTGGTCAGATCCACACGGTAGTAAAGCGTTTAAAAACCAGTTACGGAATTTCTCACGCCGCTCTGGATTCATGACCGATTCATCATTCTCAGCATCATCAATAACGATTAGGTTAGGCCGTTTATTATTCCACTTAAGCCCGCGAACCTTTTGCTCGGAACCTTTAGCGATAATCCTAAACTTACCAGCCATCGACTCAACGATAATGTCGGCCTCGGTATCCTTAATGAATTTCTTCTTAATACCGAACTGCTTAATCAATGCGTCGTTGTCTTGGAACTCAGCCTTAATATCGCCTAGAAATTGCGCAGCCTGTGTTTCTGTATCAGAAATGATCAACACAAAATCTCTGTCGCCAAGCAACACATTGCCTATCGTGTAGGCATGAGTAACAGCCGTGGATTTAGCATTACCGCGTGGTGCGGCTAGAGCTACCCGTGAGTCGTCAGAGCAGCAGTGCTTCCATAAGGTTCTATGGAATGGTGGTATAGGATGTGGCGTATCGTAACGCGGTAATAAAAATAGCTGGACTAAGCCTTCAAGCGAGTCAGCATTAAGATTCGGCAATCATTTACCTCGATAATATGGAGCCCGAAAGCTGTGGATCAGTTGGCTATTAACCAAAAGAGAGCCAACAACCCCCAGGCATAAGGCCGTTTTCTTGGCCCTGGTACGGCTAGACCAGTAAAGGAGGGCCATCGCCCTAGCCAAACTTCCTAATTGAAATCGCCACCCATATATGGTTATATAAGGCCACTATGAAACCTATCGTCTGTAATTCAGCATTACTCAACAGCAAGCGAACAAGCTATATCCGCCAAATGAAAGAGCTTGATGCTAGCAATAACGAAATCATCGCCCAGATCGACCGCATGGAAAAAACAATCGGTAAGCTAAAAGCCAGGTTAAATAATGGTCGGCAAAAACGCGAAGCCGCGAGACGTAAGATCTCACGCTATAAACAAATGATTAAGAATAAAAACCGCGATGACAATGGGAGTCAAATCGTATGAGCTGTGATAACCCTAACTGCGCAGATCCTGAATGCGTAGGGACAAAACGAGCAAAACAAAACATCCAAAACCACGTAGACAATGGCAGATGGGCTATTGTTGGCGTATCAGGCGAAAACCACACGTTTGCCTATACCATTGGCCTACACCATAAAAACCTACCGGAACTAATCATGGTTGGACTAAACTCGACGATGGCAATGCATATCCTTAACCACTGCGGCTATATGATGACAAATGGCAACAAGTTCAAACACGGAACTGTTATCACTGAATTAGCCAATTTACCGACAACCATCATCACCGTGCATGAAGAACTTAAACGGAAACGCGCAGTACAAGCCTATAACCATTACGGTCACTGGGACTTCGATCTAATGCAATTAGTTATGCCTGATGCAAATGGCTTATTTCCCTGGGATGAAGGCTATGACCCCAGAATGAAAGAAGCGCAAGCAATGCTCGGTAATCCACCGTTAGAGAAAATGATATGATAACAATCACAAAAGGCGATATCTTTGACGCTGATGTTGAAGCCCTTGTAAACCCAGTTAACTGTGTTGGCGTTATGGGTAAAGGCTTAGCGTTACAGTTTAAGAAAAAGTATCCAGAGAATTTTGATTGTTACAAAGTCGCTTGCAATATCGGTGACGTTAAAATTGGCACCATGTTCAGTACTCGACCTAATAGAATTATTATCAATTTCCCCACCAAACTCCATTGGAGAGATAAATCACATATCCATGATATTCGGTTAGGCTTAAATGACTTAATAAAAGTTATCGATTGCAGTAATATCAAATCCATCGCTATACCAGCATTAGGCTGCGGCCTTGGTGGCTTAGACTGGGAAGTCGTTAAACCACTTATTATTGAATATATGGATCAGCGACCAGACGTTAACGCTTGGATATACGAGCCATGAAGCGCACCCCTGATAGACCATGCCCAGTCTGTAATGAGCCGTTAAACGCTTGCTCCACAATAGATGGCGTGGATGAAACGCCAGAAAAACACGACTTAACTATCTGCACATATTGCACGTCAATCCTAAAGTACGGCGATAACCTATCACTGCACGAGCTTACCAAAAAAGAAATGGATAACATGCACCCCAACAATAAAAAAACCTTAATGCAAGCCAGAAAGCTTATCCGCGAGAATCCAATAAGATGATAAAAGAACCTATGATGATGAACACGCTAGTTCAACTAAACCCAGATACCGTCACAAACCAGATGTTTGCTGGCTGCATAATGGTTGTTAGCGAAATCAAAGAGTGGGGCGCTCAAGGTTATGTCCAGGCATTAGGAGAAAATGGCGACCCAGGCGGTCAAGCCTTCTATCGTGCAAAATGGGATGAAATGGAAATAGTAGGCAAAGCACAATGGACAGTACGATGACATTAGAACAGTTTCATTCGCTATGCATAAAATATACGCTGGGTTATTTCGATGATAATCAGCGGTTAGAAACAACCGTTTTTGCCTTAAAGCCTGATGGCGATGTTATCGTCTTATTTAGAGGCTATGACAACAACGATGAAAAGCAGTACACCTATAACATATACGCTCTGATATTAGCGGCAGAGCAAGCATTAATGTACTGCCTAGCATCAGAAGCCTGGTGGTACAAAGACGAAAGCATGGATGTTAAGAATGCAATACCACCATCAGAGCACCCAGACAAACAAGAAGCCATCATTACCGTTGCTACCGATAGAAACAATCACACGATATCGGAATTGTTTAAAATGGAAAAAGGCAAAATACTCAGCAATGCTCCGATGGGCGAACAAACAGTGGACCAGATCAAATTGTTTGATCGTATACCCAAAGATCATGGCACCGATTTAAGCATGCTAGCAAAAATACCAAAACCAGATTGGTATAAGCTCGTGCCGAAAAACGTGTTCCTTAATAATGTACGAATGGATGCCTGATATGAGCTGCTGCGATAACTCAAAGTGTAAAGAGACAGCTGTATTTTTCAGCGATTCACTAGCCGATACGGCGATGAAGCTAATCGACACTACAGATATCTGCGATAAAGTAAAATCACGAATGCTAATACATCTAGCGCATACGCTTACCGTTACCGCTCACGCATTAGACAGCGCAGAACATGGTAAGCGAGCACTAGCCGATTTAGACAATAGCTGTCTAATGCTAGTCCCACAAGAAGCCGTGGAAGAACTTATGCCAATTATACATAAGCATGTGAGGGAACAGCATGGAGATTAAACAAACAGATTGGTTTAAATCTCGACCAAAAATAATACAAGACCTGATATGTCGGTTTCCATACGCGGCTACCGTTAGGATCAAAGAAACGAAGCAAATCGCTTACGTGTATTCATGGGATGAAAACGGCACTATCAGCGTTGTAATCACCCAGGAAGACAACCCCGGTATCAGGAACGCTATCCCAGATGAGAATTATTGCGTTTTCGGATATAAGCCAGATGACTTAGTTTTTATCAATGAGAACCCTGATTTAAATATCAGCGAGCATATATAAGGATAAACATGATTAAATTTACAACACATCATCCAGATGGAAAACTGGTTATCGGTCTAGGCTTAAGCCATGTAAACCTTAAGCGATTAAAAGAAGGTCAGCCAATCGTGTTCGACCTAAAAGAATTAGGCTTAACCTTAAACGCTGAGGTATTTGTATTCGCCGGTAAAACAGAAGCATCAATGCAAAAAGACTTAGGTCAATACATAGGACCAGAGACAGTGGTGAATAAGTTGTGAAACTTAAAGTCATCAATCCGAATAATATCATTCAGAATGCTTTTACCAGGCAGAACGATCTATCATTTAATCTAATAATTAATACAGTTAAAAAATGGCTACGGCCATCACGAATACTGACAACAGAAAAACATCTTGCCGTCATTTATGGCGATCCATATCAAGCGTCGCCCGATAGCGTTAACCTATTTGCTGAAAATAATCTCGATATGGAAATTTTCCATAGGCTAAGATTTGAGCTGCTAGACACGGATCAGCTATGGATACTATTTCCGGCAGATGAAGTAACGCAGTTTAATAATGGAGCCAAGTATAAATGGAGCCGAACCCCCGGTATTACCAGTTGAACGGCATAATTTGCTACCTTCATCAATGAGGGTACCAGCTAGAGCTTACATAGAATGCGGGCTAGCGGGAAGAAACGTTGTCTTAGACCAGTATCTAGAGCCGATCTGCTTTGTTTGTCAACCTTATGAATCCTTATTAGCAACCTTATCACGCTCAGCCTCAATAACTTCAGGATTACGGCTGATCTTTACGTGAACGCGCTCAGATCGCTCTACAGTGCCCTCTAGTGGAGGCAAGTCAGGGAGATTCATTAAGCTGTAACCGACATCATCAATAACGATAGCGCCACAGCACAAACAGACAGGGGCAATAGTTTGAGTATTGCCGCATTGCGTACAGATAAAGTTGCTGTATGTAGAACTCATATAAGCCCTTTTAAAAATGGGGTGAAGCGGGGAATCGAACCCTCTCCATCTGATTCACAGTCAGATATGCAGCCATTACACTAGCAACACCAGCGCTTAAAACCGTATCGTAGCGCCCTTAGCGACAAGCCCACTACAGACAGTACCGCTCACCCGAAGGCCGGTAGGGTTAGTAGCGCTAAAGCTCGTATGGTAAAAATCATCCTCGGCACACTCAAAAAAAGCATAGTCGCCAATAATAATATCCGTGTAACCTGATGATATTAAAGCATGATTAGCGTGATCTGCGTCAGTGCAGGCAGCAAGAAATAAAACAATCACAAGTGCGCGTAGCATAGAAAGCCTCCTTAACGGCTCTTTTAAAATTGTGGCAGTATAGTCTACTGGGTTATGTACCATACGGTCGGTCGGCATGTTTGGCCCCCACCCCCCACAAATCAATGACTTACGTGTGATCTATGGGTGACGTACGCCCAGACTAGGCGTGTGCATTGGTATACATATCATGTACTTACGCTATCATCGTGGTCTATCGTGCGGCCTTCGACAAGTTTTGGCTGCTTGTCCTTAGCGAATGCTGATAGCTGTTCGCTTATCTTAGTCAGTGCGTTATCAGTGACCGTGATGCTGGTAGCCTGGTTACATAGTAGCCTTATCTTATCAACAGCAACGCCAGCACCCACTACTAGGTCACGGTAACGCACAGCCTGTCTAAGCTGCTCACCATCTTCAGTAACACCTACTACATCACCATGCTCTAACCTGTCTAGCTGAGCCGCTAGGTTGCTCTCAACTATCTTTGTGTAGCCAGCAATGAACGAATCCTGATTTTCGTAGCGTATTGTTGCAAGTAAACTCTGACCCCAATCACTATTTATCCACTGATTAACTGTTTTGCGCGGTATACCTAATTGATCAGCCACGTGAGCTTGATTACCCACTACCGCATAATCCGCTATTACCTGGGTGCGTATCACATCAGTATACTGGCTAGTTGATCGCTTACCCATTAACGCGCTCAATGTCTGATCATTGCCTGATGATATTCGCGCTCATTACTGTTATTCGTGCTCACAAATGGGCCTCCTATCAGGTTATATCTAGTTAAATGTGCGTTTACTTGGTCGCTAAGGCTACCTATTGAGCAAGCCGATAGAATTATATAGTCCTTAGCCATTGTATTTATTATGATTAATATTTATTTAGATGATAATATATACAACTACGCAAATTTAGTATATTCTTAGCTTATCAACTCACAGCAATGGGCCAATGTTATGCAACTACAAATGACCTTACCTAACGATAGACCAGTGATTGATTTAATCGCTGTTGTCGATCATTCCATACAATCCGGCGATATAGATAACACTAGCGACCTACTAAGACAGTGCGTTGATTATCGTCTTGGTTATCGTGCTTTTAACTATCTTGAAAATAGGCTTACTTTTAAGCTATCTAAATAACCCCGCAGCAACGGAGAATATAACTATGTTACGTTATGGACCAGTTTTACAACAACTAGAGTGCTTGATCAAGGCAATCAACGCTGATTTAAACGACTCAGATATTACGCCAGATGAGCGCGCTAGAAAGCAAACCGAATTAATTACCGTTAATCGTGTTCTAAATATCACAATTCTTGACCGTTTAGGCTGCATTTCTGCTAATAACGGCGATTCAATAGAGATATCACCGAATAAAACTTATTCACTAGCGCAATGTGTTACCGGTCGATGGTTAGTCGAAGAAATTAACCGCGATACTGGCAAAACAATTACCTCAGTATCTTATGATTCAAAACAATCTGCATTAACTGGTATAAGCGACTCTATACCTAATTTGCACGGTAGATCATTGCATTCAAGTATTAGCGAATAATTAACTAGCAGCCATTCTAACGAGTGGCTGCAATGATGATTGTTTCATCACCTAACAGCAAATAGGAGTAATACCACTATGTCAGCATTTGTATGCAGCTCTAAACACATCGCAATACTAGCAAAATACTGCTTTGAAAATGATATCTATCTGGGTGAACAGTTCGGATCAGGTACAAAACAATCTGATTTGATTGCTAAAGCTTTCGCAGTTCAAAATATTGTGTCTGTAGACTGTCGTTATCCTGATAGCGAAAATGAACCCTGGGTAGAAAACGCCTTCATTGATGAATGCATGAGCAAAGCGCCTAAAACGGATATAAGCCAGTACGACGCTATAACCATCCATAAGCTAGCTCAATGCTTAGCTTATCAATCGTGTGAGCATGACAGCTATAAAACCTTTGGCGCTTACGACGTAGTTGAGCGCATTAAAGCCAAATCAATCACTCAAGTTACTGGATACGATAACGCGCCGTGGGGGATTGAATAATGGATATCACTGGTTTTTATGGCTCACAAAACACGCCTTGCACAGTCTTTGCCTATACCTTATTTTCTGGTCTGACTTGGTATTGTGTTGAGGGCTCTGTAAATGTTAACGCAACATATAGCGATATAGCTAATGGTGTTGATGTTGAGCTTATCGATGATGTGGACATGTTTACCGCTTCAACGCCTATTGAATCTATCGAGCAACTTGAAAATGAGGTGAACAGCTAATGCTTAAACTATCACGCGATACCAACGGCAACAAAACACTTAAATACTCACCATCTAGCGGTAACGGGT